GTGCGTAGATTTTTTGACTACGTTGCAGTAGTAGTGGCAATATGGATGCCACTTACCGTAATATACTTCGCCAGTATGAGCTATTAAGGATCACAAATATGAATAGAGAACAAGTACAAAAACAATTAGAAATAGACGAAGGAGTAGTTTATGAGATCTATAGAGATCATTTAGGCTATCCTACATTTGGTATAGGACACTTAATAAGAGAGGAAGACCCAGAGCACGGGCAACCCGTGGGAACTCCTATAGATAAAGAAAGAGTGACTGAAGCGTTCCAAGCAGATTTGGATATCGCCATAAATGAGTGCAAAGTTCTTTATGATAAATGGGATCAATTTCCAGGGGAAGTTCAAGAGATACTCGTCAATATGATGTTTAATCTTGGACGTCCCCGACTTAGCAAGTTTAAAAATATGAAACGAGCTTTGGATAATGGTAACTGGCAGTTAGCTGCGGCAGAGGGAGAAGATTCTCTCTCGTATCGACAAGTGACAAATCGAGCCGAAAGGTTGATGACAAGACTAGAGAATGTCTAAAGTACTTTTTGGAGTCATAGGTGCAATGATGATTAGTATGTTTTCGTACTATCAGTTTTTTGTTATTCCAATGAAAAATAAAATCGAGGAACAAGCAAAAGTAATTATAGCACAAGATTTGAGAGACAAAGAACAGAAAGCGGCAATCGAATCTTTGCAAACCAATATGCAAAAAACATCAGAAGCCTTGAAAGGATTGCAAGTAAAGAATCAAAAATATGAAGAGGATATGGCTGAGTATCTTGATATATTTCGTAGACACAATGTAGCGAAGTTAGCAAGTGCAAAGCCAGGCCTCGTAGAATTAACTTTCAATAAAGGTACGAAGGAGGTATTCAATGCTATTCAAGAGGACAGTAATCGCATTAGCAGTATTAACGATTAGTGGCTGTAGCCTTCTTCAACAACCACCACGCGAAGTAGAAATCATAACAAAACCTATCAAAGTAGATATTGTACAACCTATTCTACCACGCCCCATCAAACTAAAAGAACCAAAATGGTATGTAGTATCAGATGCAAAGATAGTAGAACCATGTATCAAAAATCCTGAAACAAAAAAGCCAGACTGTAAGCTGGGAAGAGAAGATAAATATCCAGAGGGATATACTTATCACGATAGATTCATGGATGAAATAAAAAAGAAACATGGAGGAGACTTAGTATTTGTAGCTATGACTGTCAAAGATTATGAACTTATGACAGCAAACACACAAGAAATAAAACGATATATTAATCAGTTAGGAGAGGTAATAATTTACTATAAAGAAGTTACCACGGATGATACCACCGAATAATTATTTCTTGACATCGAATGTGAACTTTAGTATAATAGTATTTAATTTTTCGAGACTACAAGCATGAATTTATTTTACTTAGATGATGACTTTGAGAAGTGTGCAGAGTATCATGTGGACAAGCACATTGTAAAAATGCCTCTCGAAGTAGCACAATTATTATGTACAGCAATATGGGTAGATGAACATCTAGGATTTATACCTAGAGCATTGGAGAAAGATGAAAGAGATCATCTAAACAAACTCAAGAATGATATAAAACATTTACCCCTAGAAGAAAGACCACTAACTCCATACTTGCCAATGATGTACAATCATCCTTGCACAATATGGGTACGTTCATCTCTTGACAATTTTGAGTGGACACATTGTTATGGAAATGCTCTAAATGATGAGTATCGCTACAGATACGGAAAAGAACACAAGTCAGTAGTTGATGTAATCAATAATTTACCAGAACCAAAGAATATGCCAAGACGAGGATTTACAACATTCGGTCTTGCAATGCCAGATGAGTTAAAAGATTATGATAATCCGATCCAATCGTATAGAGACTACTACCACCTTGATAAAGCCACCTTCGCCAGTTGGTCGCATCGAGAAAGACCTCCATGGTGGAACGACCACTATGCTGACTATGAGAAGAGGATCACAGCAAAATGAAACCATTAGAAAGACAAGAGGGAGGAGATCACTACGATCTTCCCATACAACCTCTAGAATATATTCATGCTAATCAGTTAGGATATATTGAAGGAAATATAATTAAGTATGCAACTCGACACAAGAAAAAGAATGGAGTTGAAGATATAAAGAAAATAATACACTACTGTGAACTACTATTGGAGCTAGAATACGGTGAGAATAAAAAAGAAGGAACACGAAAATTTAAGCAACACAAACATCGAGAAAGTGATGAACCTGCTGTCGGGTACAGCTACAGAAAAGGCTATAACTAAAAAAGAAGCCTGTGATATTCTAAATATATCTTATAATACTACAAGACTACAGAAAATTATAGATAGTTATGTAGAAAGAAAAGAATACACAAAAAAGCGAAAGCAATCGCTACGGGGTCGTCCCGCATCTCAGCAAGAGATACAAGAGGTGTGTGAGAGCTACTTGCAAGGTGATACAGTTAGTAATATTTCTAAAGCATTGTTTCGTTCTACAGGATTTGTTCGATCAATCTTAGAAAAGGTAGGAGTTCCACAAAGACCAAACAATAAGGAGGAGCGCATGCTTCCTCACATTTATCCAGACGAATGTATGTCTGATGATTTTGAAGAAGGAGAGATTGCATGGTCAGCAACATACCATGCTCCAGTAACAGTCTTATACCGAGTAACAAAAGAGTATGTAGACGCAAAGAAGGGAATGGGAAAGACAGACTATGAAAATACATATGGATGTCCTTGCTATTCTATTTATGTAAAACAAAGATCAGAGCCAAATGCAGAAGATCCATTTGCATTACCAACAAACGGAGGTTTCTATGCTTATCAGCTTGCATATGAGTTGTGTAAGTTAGAACATCTCAAAGAGTATGGAGTGCGGCTCGAAAGAATAGGGAGTGTATAATGTATTTAAAAGACGCATTAGTAAAATACTATGAAGGACTTATGGCAAAACATCGCTACAATGTAGAAGTGTACCTCACTAATCCTGCGGGAATCGGAGAGCACTCAGATATAATCGAAGCAGTCGACATAGAACTTGGACATCTTGTCGATGCTCAGGACAAGCTAGAAGCTGTTAGAGGATTAAATTATAAATGATTTTTGTTCAACCTACTGCAAAAAGTGCAATCGAAAGAGCAGAAATGCCTTCTGGCTATTTTGGTATTCGTATAAAAGTACAAAGAGCAGGATGTAATGGACATGCATATGCAATGGAGTGGTGTAACGAGAAAGAGGAACACGACTTTTTAATTCAAGATGCAGAAAAAGATATTTATATAGATAAAAAGAGCATGTTATATTTAGCAGGCTCTCATTTAGTTTATAAACAGGATCGGTTTCGAGAAGGATTCGAGTTTGTCAATCCAAATGAAACAAGCAAGTGCGGGTGTGGAGAAAGTTTCTATGTCGCATAGGAGAGATAAATGCCATACAATTATAAAGTTATAGATCATTATGAGAATCCTCGTAATGTAGGATCAATGGATGCAGATGATAAAGATGTAGGCACAGGTATGGTGGGAGCACCTGCTTGTGGTGACGTAATGAGACTACAGATTCGAGTAGATGATAGTGATATAATTACAGACGCAAAATTTAAAACTTATGGGTGTGGTTCTGCAATCGCATCCAGTTCTTTACTTACAGAATGGGTAAAAGGTAGAAGTCTTGATGATGCAAATAGCATCAAGAACATGGATCTAGCAAACGAGTTAGCCCTTCCACCAGTAAAGATTCATTGTTCTGTACTTGCAGAAGACGCAATCAAAACGGCTATTCGGGATGTCAAACAAAAACGAGAGCAGTATAAAAATAGTTCTTGACAGCATGCTTATATTTTGTCATAATATCTTTTCAAAATATGAGAGGAAGCAATGGGCGACCGATTTTACAGACAACAACTAGAAGCTCTGGGCGATTGCCCAGGAAACAAAAACCCAACTAAGAGGACTAAAAAAGTGGCTTGGGATGATGATAAAAAAGCACAAGCAGTATCTATGTATGAAGATGCTTCACCAACTCCAGAAACCAGCATGGAGATTGTGAAAGATATTGCAGAAGAGTTAGATGAATCACCAAACGGTGTTCGTATGATCTTAACCAAAGCTGGCGTTTATGTTAAGAAAACTCCTGCTGCTAAGAGCAGTGGAAGTTCAAAAGGTGGAGGATCACGAGTATCTAAAGCAGCAGCCGCAGAAGCTCTTATTGCCGCCATCAGTGATGCGGGTCAGTCACCCGACGAAGAGATTATCTCTAAGTTAACTGGTAAAGCATCACAATACTTTGCATCGCTTATTACAGCAATAAACGAAGCATAATCTAAGTACCCTACTGGGACAATCCAGTGGGGTATTTTTGCATCTACTGAAAGCACCAAACAGTAAGTACATTCACAATAAATATTGCTGAAATACTACAGAGGAGCTACAGTGAAGAAGCAAGAACTGGCACAGTTAGTGCATGAATATGGAGATGCAATCATTACATATCGTAGTGCGCACTCTAAAAAATTAAAATACAATGTATGTACTCTTGACTTTTCTACTCCCTATATTCAGGAGAAGAGAAATCGAGCAAAAGAAACAGAAGAAACTCTTCTTTTGTTTTGTTGGGATACAGACTCGTACCGCTTGTTAAGACCTGCTAACGTGACAAGTGTAGTACCACTATCATCTGTTTTAAGGAATGAGAGATAATGGAATTACATCAAGCACCCGAAGCATACTCAAGAATCATTCACTATGATGAAGTTCGACAAGTTCAAGTACGATTGACCATCAATACTTTTCATGGAGTAGAATATATTCATCTACGAAAGTATTATATGGACTTCAATGAAGAGTGGAAGCCAACTCCAGAAGGAGTAGCCATGCCACTTGATTTCAACAACTCAAAAGAACTGTTCGCAGGACTTACAGAGATACTATCATTAGCCGAGTCAAAACAACTTATAGAGGAACACTTCTCAGACTTAATTCGAGATCTGTATAAATAATTCTTGACAAAGTATCTAAATTTCCGTATAATAGTAGTCTAATTTATGGAGAAAGTATGCACGAATTTTTAGACAAAGCAAGTGTTATGTACTATGAAGGCTATCCGATAATATCAGACGCAGAGTTTGATTTACTTGCGGAGAAACATAATTATAAAACTGTTGGTTACAAGGTTACCGATGCAGTTCCACACGCCTATCAAATGTATTCCTTGCAGAAGTGTTTTGATCTGGATGATGCTCCTCTGGATGTAGATAAGTGTATATGTACTCCTAAATTAGATGGAGCAGCAGTTTCTTTACTTTATGCCGCAGGCAGTCTTGTACTGGCTCTGACTAGAGGGGACGGCAAACAAGGTAAAGATATTACCGATAAGATGCGTTGGCTTGTGCCCACAGAAATCGATAATGCACCTGGTCTAGTACAAATTACAGGTGAAGTTGTTGCTCCTAAATCTATACCGAACGCAAGAAACTATGCAGCAGGTTCCTTGGGACTCAAAGATGTAGATGAGTTCTCAGCCAGACCACTAGCATTTGTTGCCTACGATGCGACGCCCCGCTTAGATCATGCAGTTACATATCTTTGCGTTTTGAAAACACTGCATCGTTTAGGCTTCAATACAGTGCTTCCGAAAGAACAACCAGGAACACTAAGATTGATAGCACAGCAACAACTTGTCAACGATAGATTCTTTGATCTAGGTCTATATCCCACAGATGGATATGTATACAGACTAAATGACAACGAAGAGTTTCTTGAGTTGGGTTGCACAGCACACCACCCTCGAGGTGCTTTTGCTTTGAAAGAAGTTAAAGAGGGCGTAATCACGACGTTACTGGATGTTGTGTGGCAACTCGGAAAGTCAGGGGTCGTTAGCCCCGTAGGCGTTCTCGAGCCCGTAGTGATTGATGGAGCTAACGTTTCAAGAGCTACGCTCCACAATATTCAGTACATTCGTGATTTAGACTTGGAGATTGGTTGTCAAGTAGAAGTGATAAGATCGGGGGATATTATACCTCGGGTTCTTAGACGTGTAGAAAAATAATTCTTGACAATCAACCCCAAACTATCTTATAATATACATTCAATTTTAGAGGATACCGTATGACTACAATTCAACCGCCTAGCAACTGTCCAAGCTGTGATTCGTGGTTAGAAGAAGTCAACAATCTTTTTTATTGTAAAAATGAGCTATGTGGAGAGAAACTTCAAAAGCAGATTGAACACTTTGCTAAGACTCTTAAAATAAAAGGACTTGGCCCTGCAACTATTAAAAAACTAAAACTAGAGTCCATAAATGATTTGTATTGGCTTACAAAGAATGAATTAAAAAGATTACTAGATTCAAGTATTTTAGCAGGCAAACTGTTTAATGAAATACAAAACTCTCGCAAAGCCCCACTAAATGTGTTACTGCCCGCCTTCAGTATACCTTTGATCGGCAAAACCGCCGCAGAAAAACTTGCAAAAGAATTCAATGACATTGAAGATATCTACTATGAGAGATGTAGGAAAGCAGGACTTGGAGAAAAAGCAGCAAAGAATCTTATGGACTGGATGAACACAGGATTCTTCGATGTGGCGGAGTTACCATTTAGTTGGAAATTTGAAAAACCTCAAGAAACCACAACCCACGGAGCTGTTTGTATCAGTGGTAAACTTACCAGTTTTAAAAACAAAGCCGAGGCTCAAAACAAACTTGAAGAGCTTGGTTATGTGGTCAAATCGAGTTTGACCAAGGATGTCACATTCCTGGTGAATGAAAGCGGTATAGAATCCGCGAAAACTAAGAAAGCCAGAGAATCTGGCGTTCAGATTATAACTAACCTTTTAGATTTTATTGGAGAAAAATAATGGCACTTCCTAAGTGGACAGATGAGCGAAGAGACGCTCTTATACATTTTGTAGGTGAGGAATCACCTGTTTCTCAAGCTACAGTTGCTGACGCGGCTGACGAGCTTGATACTTCTACTCGTTCCATTTCTAGCAAGCTAAGAAAAATGGGATACGAGGTAGAATTAGCTTCTTCTGCTTCAAGCAGAGCTTTTACAGATCAACAAGAAGCTACTTTAGCCGCTTTTGTTACTGACAACAGTGGCGAATACACTTATGCAGAGATCGCAGGACATTTTGAAGATGGCGCTTTCTCTCCGAAGTCAATCCAAGGAAAGATTCTTTCCATGGAACTTACTGCACACGTTAAGCCAGCTCCTAAGATAGAAGCTGTAAGAACTTACACTCCAGAAGAAGAGTCTACTTTTATTTCTATGGTCAACGATGGCGCTTTCGTAGAAGCTATCGCTGAAGCATTAGGAAGATCAGTTAACTCTGTTCGAGGTAAGGCTCTTAGCCTACTTAGATCAGGCGACATCGGTGCAATACCACGTCAAGAGTTCACTTTGAGTTCTTCTAAAGAAGATCCATTGGCAGGACTTGAAGATGTTAGCAGCATGACTGTTGATGCTATCGCAGAAGCGATTGGCAAGACAGCTCGTGGCGTAAAGACTATGTTGACAAGACGCGGTCTATGTGCGGCTGACTATGATGGTGCATCTAAGAAAGAAAAAGCATCAGCTTAATTTTTTAGACTTTATAAGCAGGCTCTTCGGGGTCTGCTTCTTTTTGATTCGGGGGGATCTTTTTGAACATCGCAAGTGCGTTGATAAAGCAAGTGCTCGTACTCCAAGACTTTCAGACTTGGAGTGTTACTCATAAGCAGTATCTGCCATCTGAGTATCATAGCCTTTACAAAGTTATTGACAAACATTGTGAGACATTTCATAAGATGCCCACAATCGAAGACCTCAAGTATGAGATTCGTGATTCAAGTACTCGTGAAAAACTTTTCGCAGTAGAAGCTGTAGAGGTAGACGCAAGTCCCGATATGCTTCTTCAGTACTTGAAGAACGAATATACTCAGAAAGAAATTCTGGACTCATTAGAAGATTATGTCGAAAATTCAGTAGCATTTGAGGATGCTCAAGAATCAGTAGATCATCTACACCAAATCGTCATGGACGTAGAGGACAAGGTTGATTTGGAAGATCCACAGGAAAGTATGCAACGTATTGAACTGTTTGAGCCAGAAGAAGATTTAGCCAGATACATACGTCTCGGTCTCAATAGAGAATATGACCATGAGATACAGTTCTCTCCAAGAGATTTGATTATGGTCGGTGGACGTAGAGGTGCTGGTAAATCTGTTATTTGTGCAAACATTGCAAACAATGTTTACGAAAGTGGTAAATCGGCTGTGTATTTTACTATAGAAATGGATAGCCGATCTATCCTTCAACGTTGTTGTTCTATCGCAACAGAGATTCCTTTTGCAAGACTTCGTACCCAAAATCTTAGTATTCTCGAATGGGAGAAGGTTGCAACCTGGTGGTCTAATAGGTATGTGGATGCACAAGACCGCTTGAACGAGTACAAAGAACATCGTGACTTTAAAAGATTCCATGATAAACTAAAAACTAGTTGTGAGCTTCTCCCGACTCAACAGCTAGATATTGTGTATGATGCAGGTCTTACCCTATCGAAGATTCGTTCAGATCTTGATAAAAAAGTCAAACAGATGGATGTTGGTGTAATTATAGTTGATTACATAAATCAAGTAAAGCGGTCGAGTCTACCATCGAGAGGTGGTCAATATGACTGGACAGAACAGATCGAAGTAAGTAAAGCTTTGAAATCGATGGCACAGGAGTTTGAAGTACCTGTATTTTCTCCATATCAAACAGACGCTAGTGGTGAAGCACGTTTTGCAAAAGGAATTTTAGATGCGGCAGATGCAGCATATTCTTTAGAAACATGGGATCATGAGGATGCTTGTATTACACTTAACTGTGTAAAAATGCGATCTGCCTCTATGAAATCCTTCACCTCAACAGTTGATTGGGATACTCTTAAGATTGGCCCAGATACTGCACTCACTCCAAAAGAAAGAGAAGACTCTTCACACAAAACAGGAGAAGACATAGATGATATCTAGAAAAGATATGATACAACTTTCTGAGAAAGACCTTCAGAATTCAGAGTTTGCTTATATAATTCTTACAGTAAAAGTGTCTAGTATAAAACCTGTGCAGGAAGAGAGACTTCCTCTTTCAAAAAAATATTTTGATAGATTTATAAAAGTATTAAATAATACACATAAACCTCTCATCATAGATGAAAACTTTATATTAATAGACGGACATCATAGGTTAGATGTGTTAAGAAAGTTAAAAAGAAAAGAAACAAAAGTAATCAAAATATACGCGACCTTTAAAGAAATCCTTAATGCCTTCAAAAATAGTTCTTGACATCATATCTTAAATTAAGTATAATATACTCTTGACTAAAAAAGGATCAGCAATATGGCAATTATGTTTGGTAGTTTACGACACACTTATTCAGGTAGAAAAAGAAAAGCCTTGCCTAGAGCAAGTAATTATGAAAAAGAGTTCAAACCTTTTGAACCAAAGCCTGTATACAGACGAGAGACAAAACAGTACAAGTCTCTAAATGATATGGCTCAACCTTGTTTAGCAGTTGATAGAAGTTATACAAAGGATGCAAAGTTTATAGTTGCTCCCGCATATAATAAAGGTGCATATCAAGTTATTAGTAAAGAAAATATTAAGGATATTGGTAGATGACAGTTGAAGAGTTATTGGCTTCACGAAATGTTTACTTCATACCAAAAGGTGCAGACTGTTTGGTAAGTTGTCTACATCCTGATCACGAAGATAGAAATCCAAGTATGAGAATTGATAGAATTACAGGTATCTTTCAATGTTTTTCATGTGGATTTAAAGGT